CCCACTAGTCCGCCCCACCGGCCATAATAAGGCAATACGATGGGGTGTTCCTAGAAACTCCACGGGGGCACCCCGTGTTACAGTCTCCTCTTCTCGTGTTTTGCTACTCATTCCATTCCTACTTTAGTGCCGTACCGGAACGTGGTGGCACCTCCATGACCAAACCAGGGGTAAGTGGTTTCAAAGCACTATATTTCCCTGACTCGCCCACCGATCGTAGGTTGGACCTCAAATTCCATCAATCAAGTACTGGATAAACCAGTAGAGGTCTTACAGAGTTTTCCCTTCACGAAAGTGGTCCCCACCACCAAGGAGACAACCCATACCATAATCACTTTAAAAGTTGGGGCCTACGGCCCATCTGGTTTCCTCCGCTCATCACATGGATCCAACTTAACGCCAGGTGGTTGCCCTCCTTCTAACGACTTGCGTATTCCCGGCAAAACAATTTATGATGCCTGAGGTTTAGGTCTTTATTTACCTGGCCAACAACAGGGTGGTCTATCCCTGTCTCCATGTGATTCCCCATACCAATAAAGCAACGACTACTATGGATTTTGGCAAAGCCTGAAAATGCCCCCTAAAGGTCCGTGGTCGATACTCACCGTACAAACGTCTCCACGAACCTTAACATAATGATAAATACCACTCTCATGGCATGACTGGAATTGGCTGAACGCCAGGGGGGATACGAGAAAATATAATAAAACAACTAGTTTTAGGCTGTCCTGCACCCGCCCAATCAATATCTGAAAGACCCACAGTACTAGCAGAGCCAGTAGCCGCAAAATAACAATGACATGGAGTTGACTGAACATTAACTATCCAAAGCATATGCATAGGATTTTCCGCCAAAGTGGCCGCATTGGCCCTATCATTTATAAGGCCGACTGAATTGCTGCCATCGTTCGGCTCTGTCAACAACACGTCCAAAACAAATGTAGTTTGATTAACTGCTGTATCAGTGGCAAATGTATAAGATATCAACCAAGTTCCTATACGCTGCAAGAAAAACCCATCAGCATTAGACGGGTCTACTACTACTCCTGAATTATACCCTTTCCAAGTATAGTTATTAGGCAATCCAAAAGCGTCTACCACTTCATTGGAAGAATTCAAAGTCATAATTCCTCCAGTCTGACCTGCTCCAGTATGGATCTGTGGAGTCATCAAGTCTATAACATATTGGACTTCTAATATACCAGCAGTAAATGTGGTTCCATAAGGAAATGGATCACATCTAGCTATGAAAACTCCAACGTCATGGAGGTTTTCAAAGCCAAAACTAACATCCGCAGTAAAATTTGTAAAATAAGTCTTTCTCTTATTCAAGTTCTTGGCAATGCTATTGTGCACACAACCCTTTGAGGGTGGAGACTGCACCGTTGACTCCCAAGATGCCATAATTATGGCCGATGGAGTGGCCGTTGTTCCAGTGACGTCACTCGCGTCATAATCTACGGCAAGAGTAACCAACGCCTCCCTTGTGGTAGAGCACGTTGGGGTAAATATGAACCTAAGCTGCCGAAATAGATAAGATTCATACTGAGGAGCAATACCACTTAACCAAGGGAATAGGGCTGGATTTGACGGGCTAATCAAATGCCTAATCGGTTCACTTCCTACTAAGTAATCAAATTGCTCAGTGTGTGAAACCAATACAGAACCATTTGTTTTGGTCATCTTAAACCGAGGATTAACTGCGGTTCTGACCGTTTGATACGCCACCGGTGCGCGTGTAACTTTACGTCCGGTGCGCTTAGCAGGAGGCCTGGGGTTAGGTTTCCTACTTGTTCCTTTCACTACTTTACGTTGTGTTGCCATTTTGGCAACACGGCCTAGGCCGATCCACCACGGCCAACCGGTGGAAATCGTTACGCTTCATGACCCGGGTAGTTGGTACCTACGACGGGTCTCGCGTAAACCTCCGCCATATCCACAGCAATCAACTTCTCTATAATAGGATGATACAAGAGTAGTGGTTGCCTTGGCAGGGTGCCCAAGTAACTTTCCAAGGAATTTATTTCTGAGTTGGTTATCCCATATCTAACTAGATAATAATAATACCAATTACAACGAATTGGCATATTATCATCAAAATACTTATCTTTGATTTTAATGCCTTTAGAAACTGGGGGCATCTGTTTCTTCAGGAAGGTTTCCACTATTGGTGAACCTTCAAATGAAGCTAACGTACCAGTTATAACACCATACATCCAATTAGCATTAAATCTACGACCAGGCGGACTACATGTCCAAAATAACCTAGAAAAAAGCCTACCTATTTTGGGTCCAAAACTCCAACCCAAGTCGTTAGGATACCAAACTCCTGAAATAAAACTAACGTCAAGCGGATCATCAAACTTACGGTACTCCGGTACGATCCCAAATTCTCGTTCTCGAACTGCGAACAAGTCTGCGTCAAAATCACTATCCAACGCTACCAGGCAATCGTCTCCAGCCACAATTATTGAGCCCCTCAACCCCAACTCTACCATTACTTCATAAACTATGGCAGCGTTGACGATCGAGTTGCCCAATGTGGTATCATTGTGTCCACTTTTAGTGGTACCCGTAAGCAGATACCTAACCAAACCCATCTTTGTAGCACTAACCCCTCTGACCTTAAAACCATCTTCTATGGATGTAAGGACATCTGGAGGCAAAACTGAATAGGCATACATCTTCAAATCCATGTGCTTCCTATTCATGCAAGAATCCCAATTCTTGCCATCCCTTTCATAAAAGAATGTGCATCCCAAAGACTGAGCAAAACTCATCCATTCCCCCAACTCATCATGCTTCATGCCCGAAGCAAAAGTCAAATATATGCCTCCACCCATGTGTTTATTACGTAAAGTGGAGGCAAAAGCCTTTTGCAATGAGGTAATATGACGAGCAGTCTGCCCCTGGGAAGCCAAATTAAAATACATCTGTATCACTCTTGGCTTCTTAGGACGCAAACTCTGGAACTCTTTCTTAACAAATGCCTTCACTCGATTGCACTTCAGATTATCATGAACTTCCGAATGCAAGATCGCACATTGTTTCAGCAGAGGCCATTTCTTTATCCAGTCAGACCAATAATATTCTTGATTCTTGTGATAATCTGAGTTGACCTCATCCCTTATCACATCTAGAACTCGAAGGAAGTGGCGAAAAAACCCGGGACAATCGGGCTGTTTCTTACCATGTCGATTGCAAAGGGCGTTACACACTGAACAGATACGCCTGGACGCAACCCAAGCTGGTCTGGACACCCAGCCCATAAGGCTGGCTCCAGGCGCAGCAGTCGCCTCACAGTCACAAACCGAGGTCGGTATACTAATAGTATTCTTCTCGTCCAAATTGGATACTTCACCGAAACCAAGGCATGTGCACGCACCCTTAGTACTTCGCAACCGATAGGCTCCATAACCAGCCTGTTCAAATGTAGGAACAGAATCCATGTCCAACTGGCCGAACCTATTTATTTCACCCACCACACTAAGGAGTGGTGAAACATGTCATTCTTCTTTTGGCTCATTGCCAAAGAAATAAGCATGCACCGCTCCAAACCCACTAGTCAGAGCGGAATCAACCCTATCACACGTCTTACCAACCACGGGCACCGCCATTATAGCATGCGTCAGAGAGTGTGTCGCGTCATAAATCCCTGAAATGGCCTGATTACCTAGGAAATGACCAATTCCACGTTTCATTTTCTGGTAAGAATAATCTCTGCCTTGTTCCCAGGCAGCATTCAAATTGTCAGCCATAATTTTATTTTCAAACGCGAGGGGTTGTGCCGCGGTGGCAACGGCTAACATTTCAGAAGTCCAAATTGATGATTGTGAAAGTGCGTCTTTAGCACTCTGTATTGCATAATCGGTGACATCATATTTGAACTCAGCTTCGGGGGGATTCTCTCCGATAGCTTGATTGACTGCTCTCATGACCAACTCGACCGAGGCAACAGGATTTCTTATGCCAATCAAAGTGGCAGTCCTAAAAATTTTGCTCCTTGTTCTCATATTGACCATCTGAACGTGGTCAATTCTAGCCTGGTCGATAGCCTGAGCTTGCACAAGCTCATCTGATAATCTCAAGGCTATCTGGTTCAATTGGTATGGCCGATTTGTCTTGAAATCATAGGCTCTACCAATTGACAATTGGGCAATCTTTTTCCCTTCAACCAGAACAGACTTAATCTCCCGGAAGTCTACTTCTATGGCATCCGCCAAATCATGGTCATTGACCAATACTCTTCCTTCCATGGAGAACTGGACAAATTCTCTAGAAATCCCATTAATCATAGTGGTAACATTCTTTAAACCAGTAGTCTCAAACTGGGAATCAAGTCCACAGATATAATGGTGATGCTTCTCTAACTTATTTGTCCCATAGTCCGACCTCAATTCATAATTTGCATTGAGTACCATGACCAAGTCACCTGCACGGATAGAATTCCTCAATAAAGGGGCAGGGCCACTCAGCAAATACATACGCGCACCCTTAATATGGCCTCGAAACATACAGTCTTCTTGGTGATCAGAATGGGCGCAGACTGATATCTTAAGTCTAAAGCGATATGGCAAGGCAATATTAAAATCTTCAATAACCTGCTGAATCGAATTGCCCCTATTCCTACAGTCCAATGAATCAATAGGGTCAGAATCCCAAGGGTTAACACCCTCTTCATGGACTTGCAATTCGTCAGATACTCCAACATCATCATACAGTGCAACATGCCACCGGACGGCAGCCATTCTATTAGCCTGAAGCACATCATGTTGGACCCAGCCACGTTGTAATTCCATAAAGTGCAACAACATCTCTTGGTTAAGCACTCGCACTACAACCTGGCCACGGTAGGAAATCGTGTTGACTATATGTAGGATAGCCTGAGTCAACAACACTTTGAAACTAGCATCTAGGTCTGGGGTTCGGCCTGATGCGGTTGATTGTAGAACCAACCTTGCTGGTGTTCCATTACTACTTTTATTAATTGTACTTTTCATGGTTTTTGAACATCTTCAAAAGGGATGGATTAGATAGTCTCTTGGGCATCCAAACCAAGAAACGCCTTGACAGACCAACGGGTTAGGCTATACCCGGGTGAGCTAAATAACAGCAAATGGTGGTATTCTAGTCGTGGGGGTAACCTTAGGGCAACTTATTTACCACTCCTCCGAACATGCCAGCACTTATGCACGACTCCAACCTTTCGGTATTACGGGATAGTGGTGTACCCACCAATGAACCAAGTCTCAACAGTTCCCTTGGGCACGACTAGACTGAACCACCAACGGCCCCACCAAGGCCGGTGTTATGATGACC